CCGCAACTATTACGGGGTCAATCCCGACAACCTGACCGACCGCTGGAGGGAGAGCCGATATTACACGACGGTTTTTGAAGGGATAATCGAACCTCCAAGAAAGGGAAATACCAATGTCGCCTGAACAGATCGCGGCACTTACAGCCATTGCGGCCATCGTCTCAAAAATCGGCACCTGGCCCATCGGATCTATCCTCATTGTCTGGTCATTGGCCCCCTGGATCGTGATGATATTCCTGCATTGGGCGCAAGAAAAGCGCTTCAAGGCCGTGATCCGGATGTATGAGTCAAACGTGAAGCTGGTCGTATCCTATGAAAAGCTGGCAAACGAGAACGCGGACACGATCCGGCTCAGCACAGCCGCCGTAGTTGACCTGACCACTTATTTGAAGACCCGGGCACCCTGTCACCAATTCATCTCGACAAACCTGATCGCCCACCTCGCCGAACGAAGGACGAAAGATGAGCCTGCAAAACGAAATGCGGAAAACACGGAAGGTTAACCTTGAATTTGTGGCGAAGCGCCTGCGCGGGGAAATAGAGGCTCTTGCCAGGGTCATCTGTATCAACCTGGATTGCAGCCTCCAGAAGCCCGAGGGTTTACCCATCGCCGAGGTGGACAGCCAGTTCGATGAGTTGAAGAGCAAATGGGCGGAACTGAACACGACCCTCGCTGAAATCGCCCGCCTTGAAGAGGAGCTCAGTTGATGGCCGAAAAAGGCGCGCGTGCACAGTTGGAGCCAGTAGCCCGGCAGATGTACGTCGATGGCAAGAGCCTGACGACTATCGAGGAGGCCATCGGGGTCTCACGTCAAACTCTATCGATCTGGAAGGGCCAGACAAAAAGACAGGATGAGGAGTTTGACGAGTGGGACAAAGCACGGGCGAGGAAGGCCTCGTTCGGGATCCGGATCGAGGCCCTCCTGGAGCGGGAATTGACCCATGCAGAGGAACGGCAGCCTGGGGCAGTCGAAGGAACGTCCCTGGATAACCTATCCAAGCTGGGGGCGCTGGTGGTCAAGTTCCGGGCACTGGAGAGCCAGGGATCCGGATACGACAAGGCAAAAGTCTTTTTGGAAACCGTGCAATGGCAAATCGCCTGGATGAGGGAACATGACCCGGAGGGTTTAAAAGTGCTGGCGGCGGACTTTGACGCCATGGTCCTGCAATTTAAGACGGAGTGTTTGAGCGGCAATGCGTAAACGGCAGCAGATCACAGAGAGCCAGTTCGACGAATACGTTGCCAGTCTGCGCAAGCAGATCCAGGAAAGCGTCTCTCCCTTTGAGAGTGACACCCCGGAGAAGCGCAGGGAACGCATGGAACGGTGCGACGATCCGCTTGAATTCATGCTTACCTACATGCCGCATTATTTTCGCAGTGAATTCGCTCCCTGCCATCGGGAGTGGTGTGAGATCGCCGATACCCCAGGCTTCAACCTGCTCGGCGCGCCGAGAGACCATGCCAAGACGACGGTCATCACCTTCGGCCTGCGCGTTTATCGGATCTGCAAAAAGCTCCGAAAGTACATCATGCTTGGATCGAACATCCACGACCAGGCGAAACGATTCACCGTCAAAATCAAGGTCGAGCTGGAGGAAAACCCCCGTCTGCGCAATGACTATGGCGACGTGATCAAAAAGACGAAAACCTGGTCTGACGATCTTTTCGTGACGAAGGGCGGCACGATGGTCGAGGCCCTGGGGCGTGGCGATCAATGGCGCGGCAAGACGCACGGTCCGTGGCGTCCCGACGATATCGGCCTGGACGATCTGGAAGACAACGCCACGGTCAAAAGCCCAGGCATCACCACGGCCATCATCGAATTTATCCAAGGAGAAGTCCTGGGGTGCATGGAGGGGGACTGCTCCGCGACGATGGTGGGAAACGTCTTCCATGCCAAGAGCGCCCTGTCACAGCTCATTGCCATGGAAAACGAAGAGACGGGGCAGCCGCTTTACAATTCCAAGATCTACGATGCCGTGGTCGATGAGGAGAGGCGCATTACCCTTTGGCCGGCCCGCTGGCCGTGGGACAAACTGATGCGCAAAAAGACGCTCGTCACGACCAGGGTGTTCAACAAAGAGTACCGCAACAAAAGCACCGAGGAAGACAGCCCGTTTCCGGATGAAACCACGCCCTACTACGAGCGTGTTGAGGTCGTCAATAAGCGGCTGCTTTTCGCCACCGGCGTCGATCCCTCCAGCACGTCCGGGAGCAAGAGCGACTTTCGCGCTGTCGTCACCTGGGGCCTCGACCGCGATGCAATGGTCTTTTGCTGCATGCATGCGTGGATCAAGCGACGATCCATTTCCGAGATGTTCGCCGCTGCCTATGAGCAGAATGAACGGTACCCGGGACGGGTGCCTATTGAAGAAAACATGCTGAAGGAGTTCTTGCATGACGCGATTAAAAACTACGCCCAAAAAGTCGGGGCCTATCTGCCATGGGTACCCATCCAGCATTCGACCAGTAAGGTTGATTCCAGGATCATCGGGACCTGTGAGTATCTCTGGGAATATGGGTTAATGAAGTTTGAAAAACGCCACAGCGATCAGAAGATTCTCGTGGATCAGTTCGTGTACATTCTGAACAAGACGGTTCACGATGACGGCCCTGACGCATCGGAGATGGCTATCAGCTATTTACAGAAGGGCGTGGGGGCCAGGGTCCCGGATGTTCTGCCCGCCTTTGCGGAGGCTGCCGCATGAGCTGGTGGAATCCTTTCGCCAAAGCCAAACCGGACGTCAATCCCGGGCAGGTCTCGATCCCGGATGATTCGATCAACGGCATCATCGGCCGCCTCGCCGGGTTCTACAACTTCTCCGCGGCGCCCTTCGATTTGAAGGCACTGGAGGTCCTGGAACTCCTCGGCATGTTGAATCCGGATGTTTCCCAGGCCCTGTCCATCTGGGTCAACCTGGGTAATACGGGCCACGAGCTGACCGTCGAGGGCCGCAACCCTGATGCGGTCCTGGAGCGGCTCAATTGGCTTGCCGCCAATTGCTACCGGACCGGCGGCGGGATTGACGGCCTGGTGAATCACTTTCTCCGGCAGATCCCCCTCATGGGCGCCCTGTCGGCCGAATGGGTGGTTGCCGACAACGTTCGGGACGGCCTGGTCGATTGTGTGATCGTGCCTGTCAAGCAGATCCGCTGGCAAAGGGTTGATGGGGTAATGACGCCGTTCCAGTACACGAGCCGTATCATCGCCGGCGGCAACGGCTACGTGCAACTGAACCCCGTGACCTACAGCTACATGCCGCTCCAGACCAATGACAATTCGCCTTACGCTATTCCGCCCTTCCTGGCGATGCTCAAGAACATCGAGGTCCAGCTCGACGCCACCGAAAACATCAGCAGCATCATCCGCAAGATGGGGCTCCTCGGGTTCATCGACGTTCAGTTGGAAATCCCGGATCAGAAGCCCGGCGAGACCGACGAGGCATACAAGATCCGCCTCACGAAGCGCCTCCAGGATTACGCCACGGCATACCGGAAGAACCTGGCCAAGGGGGTTTCAGTCCATTACAGCGACCAGACGATCAAGCACAGTGCCACCAATGCCGGCACCGCGGCCGGGGCGAAGTCGATCTGGGAAATCAATGAGGAGCAGATCTTCAGCGCCATCGATATTCCGCCCTCCATGTGCGGGCGGTCCTACAGCACCACGGAGACCTATGCCGGAGTCGATTTCGAACGGCTGGGCACCAAACTCGGCAACGGCCGACGGATGATCAAGCGCTTCCTGGAGAAGGGATATTCCTTCGATCTGCTGCTCCGCGGCATCGATGCAGCGGTGTCGGTGTCCTTCGGCAGCCACAGTGCCTTCAAGCAAAAGGAAAAGGAAGAGGCCGAGGAGAAGCAGATCGGGAACGTCCTGAAGAAACGGGACGGGGGCATCATCAACGATGACGAGGCGGCCAGGGAACTGGGCTACGAGAAGGCCACGGGCCGGCTTCCGGGAGACACGCCCCCGGATGGATTTTTCGGAAGCCGGGGAGCCGCGACGAAAACGGTCCGGTTTGCCTTTGATCGCAAGATCGGCAGGTACGTCCACGTCCCCGACCGGATCATCCTGGAGACGCCGGATGATGACCGGAGGGATCAGAGCTACATGGCCGCCCTGGAGAGCGTCCTGGAGGGACCACAAGAGACGGCGATCACGGCAGCGCTTGCCGCGGCCTCTGATTATGTCAGCGGCGACGGGAATCGCGTGAATGCCGAGGGATTCGCCAGAACCACCTTCGGGGCCTTTGCCGACACCTTGAGGGCCGAGATCGGCAAGACGGCGGTCATGCGGGTTTGCCGGAGGTTCATCAACGACGAGTGGCAGCGCTGGCGCTATGAGGATCGTAACCATCTCGCCGTTCCGGTGCGATTCGCCGATCAGATCGACATCGGCCTCGTGGACCAGAACGCCCTCCGCTATCTCACCCAGGTCGAGGATTTCTATATCGGCAAAGGGAACTACCTGGCCAATAATGAGACCGTCGGCAAGCAGTTCATCTTGTGGCTCCAGGATGAGTACATCGCGCACGGCCTCAATATCCGAGACGCGGCCACCTGGAACGAGTTCGCCCAGAAGTTTTCCGGCCTCGTGCGTGAGACGGCCTTCCAGAAGATCGAACAGATCGTGGCCACCACCATGGCCCGGGTTCAGAACATGGGACAGACCCTCTCCCTCTATGAGGCGGGCATCAAACGCTATGAGATCGTGGGACCCCGAACCGCTCCGATCTGCAAACACTGCCTGAACATGCTCGGGCGCAAATTCGAAGTGCAGGTAGCTGCCACGAGGCTGGCCAAGGTCCTCGGGAAGGGTTTTGAGCAGCCGGGCGATCTGCCGCCGTTTCTGACTTCTTCGTATAGCGTCGAGCAGATCGAAACGATGTCCGATGCCGATCTGCAGGCGGCCGGATTCGAGACGCCGCCCTTTCATCCGAAGTGCCGGCACCGGAAAGCGGCCGTTGATTGAAAAACGGCCTACAAGCGCCGAGGGGGCAAAGACGGCCTGGTACCCGTCCCAAGGAGAGATAGGCGGTTTATAAACCAATCTAAACGCATTTGCCGCGATTTTTGGGCGGCTGACGAGGAGGAAAAATGGACACCAAGAAAAAGAGCTTCGAGATCATCCGGGAAGGTTTCGCCAAGGCGAGGTTCGGAGGGGTGTTTTCCGGAGGGGTCATTCCGGGCCTTACCGCCCCGCTCTCTCTGGCGGCGGTGGAGAACAACGCGGGCCTTGATCCGGCAGAGTACTTCGTCACTATGTGCCGGTTGTTGTCCGCCGCGGTGACCCCTTACCGGAAATTTGATTTCAGCAAGGACGGGGTCTTGAAATCCGCAGTGCCGCTCTTCGACGGCCTGACCCTCTACGCCAATCACGACGCGGACGTCAACGACTGGAAGGGCATGATTCAGGAGCCCGTCTGGGATGACGAGAACACACCGCCCGGCATCAACGCCAAGGCGGTCTTTGATCGCACGGTGGATCCGAAGCTCGCCCGCGGTGTCGAGACCAAAGCCCTCCGCTCGTTCTCCGTCACGATCTGGTTTGAATACGTGCGCTCCCATCCGGACCTCGCCTATTTCTATGATCGGCTCGGAGAGGTTGTGGACGGCCAGATGGTCCGGTTCATCGTCACGAAGATCAACCAGGCCGGCGAGGTGTCCGTCGTCTGGGAGGGGGAAGACCCCTTTGCGAAGACTTTCAGTGCCGGCGGAGACGCCGGAGAAGATCATAACCATCAACCAGGAGGAACAGACATGAAATTGAATGCAGCAGTCCTTGGCCTCCTCGGGATCGCCGCCGGCACGGAGCTGACGGAAGCGCTCCTTGAGGGGAAAATCAACGAGACCATCACGGGTCTCAAAACCGAGATCGCTACCCTGAAACCCGATGCCGCTCTGGGCAAGCAGCTCCTCGATGAGACCCGGGAACGGGCCGTCACCCTCTACAAGGCGCTCAAGAAAGACAAGTTCCAGCAGGCGTTTGTGGACGGGGTGATCAAAAAGGCGGCCCTGACTACGGCCCGGGCCCTGGTCTCCGAGTATGAAGCAGAGGTGGAAAAGAGCGTACCCCTTGCCTGCCCCAAGTGCGGGGAGAAGATCTCCCGGCAATCGTCGGTCTCTGCCCCGGAGGGGTCCGTTCCGGCCGACGGTAAGAGAGCGGAGGATTACAAACTGTCGTAGGGCGCGGAAGGAGGCGCTCTCCATAACTACTCAAAGAGCAACGGAGGTTTGATATGGGATGGGAATTAATGTTGGACGTGGATTTTGACGGGATCGGGGCCAGGACCATTACCCTGAAATCGGCGGCGGGCCTCCTGGCCACCGCAGAGGGCAAGGTGGGAAAAATCTCCGCCGATAAGGAGATCGGCCTGTGTGCCGCCGAGGATGTGTTTTACGGCGTCATCGAAAAGGTGGACCTGGGCGGAGGCGTTTCGGCCGTGCAGCACGGCGGGTTCAAGACCGTGACCTATACGGGCGCCCCCGGCCTCGGCTACCAGGAACTGGTGGCAAACGGTGCGGGTGGGGTCAAACCGCCCGCGACGTCGGTCGGGACAAAGGCGTCGCTTGTGACGGGCGTGGTGGCCAACAACAACGCCATTCTTTTCACGGCCGTGAAGTACGGCACGGCTGAAGAAGACATCAGCATCCGCCTCAAGGACCCGGCCGGGAATAACCAGGCGCTGTCGGTGGACGTGGTAGGCCGGGACATCATCATCAGCCTGGCCACCGGAGTTGCGGGGGCGATCACCTCGACGGCGGCGGAAGTCATTGCAGCCGTGGCGGCAAGCGCGGCGGCTGACCTGGTCACCGCGGACAACGAGGGGGCGAGCACCGGGGCGGCCGTGGTGGCGGCCGTAAACCTCACCAACTTGGACGGCGGGGTAAATCCGAGCGCATCCGTCGGGCGGAAGGTCTTCGTCGTGTCCAAGGACACGAGCGCCGGCACGCTGGTGATGGATCTGGGATAACAGCAGGATCGGGGCGCGCCTCGACCTCAAACGATTGAAAAGGAGCAATTTATGGGACTCAAGAGACTGACCAAGGAGATGTACCAGGAAGCCCGGCTGAAGGGGATGACCTTTTCGGAGCTTCTTGCCATGGAATCCCCGTCCCAGATGGAGGGGCTCGATGCGTTCGAGGCCGCCCTCTACGAGCGGGACATCAACCTGAAGAAAGACACGGTGGAGAAATTCTACCGCACGAAAGAGGATTCGATCCTCTTCCCGGAGTTTATCAATCGTAACGTCCGGATCGGTATGGCCGGCCTGGGGCGGTTCGACCTCACCATCGAGGAACTGATCGCCACGACGACCACCATTGACAGCGGCGTCTATGAGACTGTCAAGGCCGAATTCGACACCAAAAAGCTCGACTTCCGGCGAATCGCCGAAGGCTCTCCCTTCCCGACGGTCACGATCACGAGCGGGAAAAACAGCATCCGGCTGGCCAAGATCGGCCTGGCGATGGACGCCACCTACGAGGTCCTGCGCCGGATGAAGCTTCCCCTCATGGCGATCCACATGCAGCTCATCGGCAAACGCCTGGCCAAGCGGATGGTGGCCTACGCCATGTACAACGTCATCAGTGGCGACGGCAACGACAACGCGGCCCCCCAAGCGGA